ATATCCGAACCAGCTAAACAGTTGGCGGAGACACTCAGACTGCCACTCGATGCTCATACGATTGGTAGCCGCATGCAAATCGAGCGAGTTTACGACTCGAACATTCGACATGGACATCCAACGGTAGATGTTCATCGGCCCTTTAAGTTGGTTGTATTTACAATCAGCTGCAAGATTACGTAGAAGTGCCTTGGTATGCTCTTCTACGAACTGCAACCTATCCTGTAAATTACAACACAGGAGATTAATGATACGCATATCGGGCTTCTTCTGCTCGATTGCGACGGCCTTATTCCGCACTGCATTTATTCTTGCATTGCGAACACTTTCTTTATCGGCATATCCACACTGGTAACCGATAATTTCATCATACTTGCTATAATCGTAGGATTTATCAAGATTCCACTCAAACATGCTAGCGATGAAGCTTGGCAATGTTACATGTTCACCTGAATGTTTATAATAAAACATCCCAGAAGAAGACGAAGATAGCTTTAGTTTGTCCGGACTCATAACCGGGCGCAGCCAACCTCTAACGGTCTTTTGCACAGATGCAGAGAACGCTGAACAATAACTCAGGTCAACTGATCTGGATCCCGCTAATGAGGCAGTGATATCTTTTAAAGTCCGCCGCAACTCACTATTCCAATCATACGTTGCTGATGATGGATCAAAATTATTAGGTGCTTCGATTTCTCGAATTTGCTCTAACACATTCTCGTCCTGCTCAGCTCCGACCAGACGGAAATCCTTACACTGCGATGCCAAGGTAGTGATAACCTGACATACAGCAATCAGTTCGTTGCTGTTTTTACAAGTCTGCACATAGCCAAATAACCGGTAAATGCACCAGAAGGCTCTAGGTTGAATTTTGACTTCCTCGAGCTCCAATCCGTTGGAAATTGTGATTTTGTTTCTGGCGACCCTTGCAACAGGGTTACTCACTCTGTTAATCACACTCTCCGAGATGAGCTCTGAGCAGATTTCGGATATCTTATTACGGTGCTTTTTAAAAGCATCTATCCATTCTCGGCGTGAACTTTGCGTCGAAAGACCACAATACACTCTCTGTAAGCGCAGTGTAGCCCTGACCCAATCCTCCGCTAAGTCAGCAGAGCTTGGATAATTAATTGAATCCAAATATAGCTGGATTCCTTTCCCACAATTCTCGACGGATGATACATCTGACAGAATGATGAACATCGATTGTGGCTTTGATAAATTGCCCA